ACGGTGATCATTAAATTTTCCCTTTTAATTCAATTAGTTATAAAGTAATTAAGCGATTTTAACGATTAGAATACATTATTTTTGATTCTAATAGATTCAATTAGTTATCACTTTTTACGTTTTAATTCGGACGTATTTCGGGCCATTTTGCGTATAGTTCCTCTGACCAAACAAACTCACTGCCCAATACAGTACTTCCCTCTTCCATTGGGGGGCTTCCGATGCCAAATGCCCATGTAGACGAAGGCTTAATAGTGATTTCCACAAAAGCGATCGAGAAAAGTTAAACAGGTGGCTTGGCTGGTTTCAGATTACGCGGGTAGGATCAGATCACTCCAAATACCGACGACATAGAATTAGGAATTCAGTGATGAATCAATGATGGCAATACACTGTTCAGAATGCCATCGCGTATATGCGAGCACAGTGCCCGTATTAGAGAACATCGGAGACGGGAAGTAAAGTATCGGGGTCTGGTAGACCAGGCTGATGCAACGAAGCCAGCCTGGCCAGTCATCTGTAATTGGTTGAGAGGGCGGAGTCCTGCGTACCATGAGTAAGATAATCGTCTAAAACCGTAAATTTTTAATGGAATAAGTCTTAATCTGTACAAAGGCATATTGCTTTTGATATATAAACTCCCTCAATATAGACGTGCATTTATAGCAATGATTATTTAAAGGAGTAGTGAAGTATGTTCTTAACATTTCCTAATGTAGCAATAACTCGAGATAACAGGATAGACAAATTATCTGAAAATGATTTAGAACTCATTCGTGATACGGCTATACAAAATGGCGGAAGAAAGATACAGGTACAATTACGTGATTTATTATATGAAGTAAGTAATCGTGCTGTTGAAGGTGATAATAATACATTCAAAGTTAGTTTTTCTACTACAGACCGAGCCATGTTTAGGGAACGTCATATTGAATGGGCGGGAAACTCTATAAGGTTAGAACGACAATTAAATACTGGACTGAATGTGTCGCATGGAAATTTTTTAAATATGTCGACCACATCATTTTCCAATAACAGTCAGGAGTTAGCAGCCCACAGTTCACCAGGAGCACCTGCTATTTTTGATACATCTAATAAACAACAATTAGTGGATAAGATTGATTTATGCAGTTTCTCACCAAATGTTGATGAACTTTCATGTACGGAAGACAACTTAACATGCCCGGTAATGTTAGTTGTTCCTGAAAAAGGCGTTTTTGTAAAAACTGGGCCAGAGTCAAACATATGCCAATTATTTGATGAAACAGCACTTATCCAACTTATTATTGACGGTGCCACACATCCTGTTAGTAGGGCTCCATTATCACTAGATATGATAATAAATAAAAATGAATGTTATTTTGACACTACCAAAGGTAATTTTATAATCCCATAATCCAAATATTACTAATACCTTTATATATAGAGCAACTCTATTAGAGTTAGGCTATTTTTTAATCACTCCGGCAGTCTATGTTTCGATGTTGATTGCCGGAGATTTACCTTCCCTATCATCACCTACTGGCTTCACTTCGTGATGCTTGCCGGAAACTTTCTGTACAGCGTCGACAGTCCCACGTCATAAATAATCGCTACCTGCTGTCGCGGTACTCCTGCCCCAATCAGGCGCCCGGCCTGCGCAATTCAGCGCGATTCGCTGTAAGTCGGTGTTCTGGTCATTTGTTGCCCCCCCCCCCGCACATAGCCAATTTGCACAATAGGCATCCTCGCAAAAGGCATGGTTCATGTCACTGGACACCCTTTCATATGAATTAATTTCTATAGAAATTAAAATATAACATTGCTTATCCTTTTTATTTAAAGTAAATATTCCCTAAATAGTTTTTATTTGCTCACCAAGTGGTAATGAATAACCTTTAATATCTGTAATAAAGGATGCGGTAACAATAAGGATAGTGAGTTACTACTTAAAGGTGATATTATGAGACACGTTAAGAACATATTTTTAGTCCTAGCCTTTGCATTGTCGGCTGCAGCCTTTTCGACATCTGCGATGGCTGCCAGTGATTCAAAACCCCCACCGGATAGTACAAAACATTCCTCCAGTGGATTGCCTGAAATCCCATGGGCTCTTATCGGCATGAGTCAGGAATGGTGTAATCAGTACCCACCAGATATTCTGAAGCCACCGGACTGGTGCCAGATATGTCGTTGTTAGTATACTGAATATTACTTCAGGCTGGCATATTTTATTGACGCCAGCCTGATTTTTCACAACTTCATATTACTGGCTTACAGGCACATAAGGCCAGTCAGGATTTGTGGTATCCAGCCGGTTTACCAGCACCCTGTATTTTCTCCATGCCAGAAGAGAAGCTTTTTCTTTATCGGTTGCTTCGTCCAGATCCACTGCATCCTGAAGCGGCGCGATTTTCCCCGATGCCATTAGCAAAAGACGGCTTTTGGTCCCTTCAGCTTCACGAAGTCTGGCTGCAGCCTCCGCAGCTTCATCCTTCACCCACGCCTTACCATCCCATTTCTGGTATTTACCATCTGGTGAAACTGATGTGACATTTTCAGGCAACGGGCCGGGGTCGGATATATAAACCTGATTACCCGTTGCTATGTCGTAAACCGTCTCACCGCGATGGTCTTCTTTCAGGCTCCATGTTTCGGCTTCAGCGTCAAATACAGCAATATGACTGGCCGGAATTTCAGGAGGGGAAACATCAGTACAGTTTGCCGGTAATCCAGTGTGCGGCGGGATATATGCATCACCTGCACCAATAAATTCGTTTGTATCTGAACGAAGATTAAAAATTTTAATTGTCTGCGCCTGTTCGCTCATTTTAAAAGTCATTATGCCAGCCTCACTATGTAGTTAAATGCAATATTTTTAACCGTGGTTTCCGCATTACCGTCTGCGTCCACAATAACGACGTGTCCGTGTGAACCGATATACATGGTGTGCTCGTGTCCTCCGATATAAACTGTATGCGCATGGTCGCCAGCGGCCTGTGTCCATGCACCACCTCCAGGCTGAAATGAGGTGTGATTGGAATCTCCCCAGTATGAATTGATATAACCGCCGAACTGGTGAGTATGATTGCCCGTGGTATTGGTCGATTTCGTGCCGTAATCAAAGGATGAGGTAGATTTTGTCCCTAAGTCAGTATCCTGCGCCCGCGCGGTGTGCGAGTGCGATTTGTTGCCGTCCATTTCTTGCGACAGTACAGCACGTCCACTGATGGGCTTACCCTTTATTGTCCAGCCTCGCATGTCAGGGATAATGCCGGACGGATACGCTATAGCCAGTAACGGGTAAGCAGATTTATCGAAGGACTGCCCCTGCATCAGGGCGTAACCGGCTGGGGTAGCATCAGACGGCCATGCTATCGGCGCCCCTACTGGATGCGAATCCGGAGGTGGGTTTAGTGTGGTGTAGAGCATTGCCCATTCGGACCACTCAGCATCGGCGGTATCTCGATGGCTGCGAATATATGCGGGCGCTGGCGCACCGTTTGTCCCGCTCCAGCCAATGAGGATTTCCCCATCACCGGTTCCGGTCAGACGCAAAATATTTCCGTATTGCGTCGGATAGCCATTGTTGTAGACCTCGCCCATTATCAGGCCGCCATCGCTGCCTCTTGTCGTGCCAGTCAGTGCCGGAAGCGCGCCGCGTGATGCAAGCCTGTTCGCTGCGACAGCCGTACCTGATGCAGGGAGCGCTCCGATATTTTGTACAAACAGCGGCTTTTCCGGAATATCGCCACCGTTCTGGTCTTTGGCGAGGTATTTAATATCCGTCTGCTCCTGACTGTAGACCTGAAGGTTATCCCGTGCTGTTCCTTTATTCTGAAAGTCTGACAGATTGTTTTTCTGCCACAGAAACAGCTTCAGGGGATCTGCCAGCAGGTTTACCCAGCCTGCGCTGTCGGCGCCTTCCGGATCTGTCAGGTTATCGTCAATGGTATTCAGCCAGACCGCTGTTGTTGAGACTCCGGCGAGAATGGCATCTTTTGCATATCCACCAATGGCCCCGGCGAAATCGGCATTATACGTGTACAAACCGCCAGCCTGGACATACCGTATTGCTGCGGTAATATCGTGCATCAGACCGTTAAAATCCTTGCCGTGTGGCGGCATACCTCCCGCTGAAATCGGGGTCATGGTCACCGGAGGAAAACCCGAATCATACGCCGCGTTACCGCTCTCTTTGGTCTGCTGAGTCGCCTTGTCCGGGATATTATTTTTGTCCCCGGCACTCGCAAAGGGTACTGCCAGTTGACGGGGTTTATCGTTAAGCTTCATTACTGGTCTCCTTTAAAACCACTGAGACATAAACACCCGGCGGGGACGGCAGTGCTCCCGACGACTGGATAATCGCCAGTTCTGCCGACGAGAGAGCAAACTCAAAGATGTAACTCATCCTCAGTCCACCATTATTCAGAACATAAGCCCGGCGGTTTTTTCCGAACATAAACCGCAGCATCCGGTTAATATCCGGCACAGAGCAGTCAGTAATATTCGACATGGCTTTCATCAGTATCAGCCGCCGGTATATCTCATCAGACAGGTCAACGGTCCGGGTAACCGATTTTCCGCTGTAAAACGGTGCCTGATTAAACGGACGCGGGTCATCCATTACCGGGTTGTCCATCCGGGCCTCGCTGAAGCCCAGGTAATTAAAATCGTCCTTTACCGTCAGCCGGCGACTGACGCCCACAATCTTTCCCCAGACATCAAGACCGTACTTTTCTGCGGTATCGATGTTCCAGATAAGGTCATAAAAATCATTGATAAAACTGTCGGGGGAAAGTGCTGCGTTAAAGCTGTTAATGAGGGCATTGAGTCGGGGGCTGGCGGCATACTGTGCAAGCACGGTTGCAGCCACATTCTGCACGTTACGCCTCCTGTAGTTTCACACCGATATTCGACACATCCAGAACCGGAATCTCATCTATCCCGAAAGTGACAGCAGTTGTCCATGACGAGCCGTCACGACTCACAGTAAGGCCCAGAATATCGATATTTTCCGGATCGGTTTTGTAAACGCCGGCATAGTAGCGCCCTGCGGAGACAACAGAGGCTACCCTTGCCCGCAGACCACCATCTGTACCGTTAAACGCGGACAACACAGATTGCTGTACCTGTTGGGTAATATCTGAGGGCAGATAGTCACTTTTTTTCAGCGTCACACTGACATGCAGACTGACAGGTTTGAGTGTCTGCCAGGTGATCACGTATTCAGGATACGGCGGATCGTACTCCTTATCCGCAACGGTGAACGTTGTGTCGCCGTTCATATCAATACCCGGCGGAGCCTTACGCCAGATGGCCGCCGCAATATCTGCCGGACTGCCGCCGTACACGCCAACATAAAACGAACCGGGTGTTAACGGATACTGACTGACCCCGGCTTTTTGTTCCGTTTTTTTCGGATTATGGGTGACGTAAACATCCACCACGTTTTCTACCGTAGAGAGTATTTCACCCCGGATGGCTTCCAGAATATTACGGGCATTACGGGCAACTGAATTACGCCGACGATTTTCAAAGTCCGCGCGGGTTTCCTCGTCGCTGCCCGGTACACCTGCACTGGCGTTAGTGACACCTGACCAGCCGGGTATTGCCTTATAAATTTTATTCAGAGTTCCCGCCGGACAGCCGACAGGCCCGGTGGACAAATTCAGGAATACCACATCAACCTGCCCTGATGCGCCGATTGTGGCGTCTGACAGACTGACGTACTTATAGCCGGCCTCATCCTGCGCCATACTGCCCGCCGGAATCAGCGTACCAACCAGCCCGGTACAGGTTGCCGTTACTGTCGTACCTGTAGCCCCGCGTCGTTCCAGGAAATAAATCTTTCCTATTGCATCCTGAAAGCGTCCACTGGAGAAGTCAGGGTTTACCTGGTTAACGATATACAGCAACTGATCGTTTTTATCCGCGATAATGGCACTTTCGCTTGATGCAAGCTGCCCCTGCGGACTGCTCAGACTGGTACTCATTGCACCGCCCAGCGCACCAGAAAAATCGCTGAGCCTGCCGCTCAGAATATCCGCTTCATCCGGCACGTTCAGCCCGCTGTCAGTAATACGCACAGCGGGTACTGCGGTAGAAAAAGATTTATTTTCACTCATAGCAGTACCGTAAAAATGTCGTTATTGGTATCTGTAATGCGCAGCACTCCCGTTACTGTCCGGGCTTTATCAACAGTGACCTGGCAAATTGCGGCGCTCACGGTCGGCAGTTTAAGTGCTTCCTGTTGCAGGGTGGCATTCACCAGTTGTGTGCCGGGCCAGTGTCCGAGGATGCGTGACCAGTAAGGTATGCCGGACGTTGAGTCGTACCAGCACTCCCCCAGAAAGGTACTGCACGCACACGCCACATCCTGGGCTACCGCATGGGGATTATCAGTAATGGCAAGATTACCGGTATCATCAAGCAGGATGTCCCATGTCCCGGTGTCGAGAAGAAGCGATCGTGACTGCATATTTTCTCCTGTTTACTGCGGTCCCTGCGTGGTCGAACCGCCGGACTTAACACCACTGTGAACATGGTTTCCAAAATCAATACCGCCAATCTTCGCGCCACCGGAAAGCTCAGACTGTCCGGTAACATTAAGCCCCTGGCTGACGGCAGCATCCCCGTTAAGCGCGATTTTTGGAGAGTTAACAGTGAAACTTTTCGAGGCGTTCACGATGCCTTCCGGCGCAGAAATCTCCACTTTCCAGGGGGAAATAACCCGTATCTGGTTGTCAGCAAATTCCACGAACTGTACGGGCGCACCGTTAAGCACACCACCAAACCAGATGGCATCGGCGTAGTTATGAGTGCGTTTTGATCCCGGCATCGCGGCCTGACGCGTGGCTTTTACCGCACTGATATCCCGGTCGCAGATGCCGAGGAAACCAATATCGCCCACATGTGGCGGCATAATCACCGCATTGCTGCCCCCCTGTAGCCGCCATACGGGAAGGTTATAAATCACCTCATGCTCAACCGGGGAACCGTCTGCTGCAACGCCCATTACCATCGGTCGGACATCAATAAACTCCCCCTCCACCGCCACTACCTGCCCCAGAGTGATAAATACGTGTTTCCCGAGAAACTGCCGCAGCATAAAGTCCTGCGCATTGATTTCGCTGTTTACGTCCGTCGGATTACTGAGTGGTTGTGCCATTATCGTTAAGCCTTGTCATGGTACAGTTGGAGCTCCACGGACCGCCCACGGTTCGCGAGGTAATGGTGTATATCACTCCGGTTAACTGGTAATCGCCTGTCACGTTAGGTAGTGACGATTCCAGATGGACCCGCCGACCGATGAAAAGATCGGGGCAGAATGTCGTGGTGGCGCTGAGGCCGGTCATGGTATAGACCGGATATCCAATAAGCCCGTGGTCCGGCGAAATATGCACAGCCGGAATATCCAGGGCTTTGTCCTTCGGCCAGATGGTGACTTTCTCCGCGTCCCCCAGGTCGATGTTAATATCGGCGGCTGAAGCGGCATCCAGCATTTGTTGTACAAGGTTTCCGGAAAAGTGTGGATTCGACAGGCTGCGACTGACGCCCTGATTTTCAAATTTCAGCCCGGCAGATGACGCCAGCGCACGGATGATATCTGCAACCGGCACATCACCTTTCGCGCTGAAATCGGCCGCTGTCTGATTACGCAGGTTGAAACTAACCTGCCCGGTCAGAATAAGGGGTATATCCGGCGCCTGGTTGTAGTCCGCATACGCATCGGTAATATCTCCCTCGAAAATAAGCCGACCACCAGCCCGTACCCGCATTTCATTGGCCGTACTTTGAGCGGGTCGCCACACGCCCCGATAACTCAGGTCGGCCATATGCGCCGGAGACAGCCCCCAGATATACAGGGTTATCTGCGTTCCGGCAGTTCCGCCATATACCGTGACAGTGGCAAAACATTTAGCTCCTGAAACAGTCAGAATATTACCCTTACCATTGTCGAACGTCCGCCCGTCTGACAGGGTGAACTCCACGGTAATGTCACGCTGTACATAGCTCATGTCAGCTCCTCAGGCGACAGCCAGTAGAGCCGGTACCGTGAACCAAGCCCCCGCCAGTCGGGATCGTGGTTCCCCTCCGTGTCGGAAAAAAACAGATCGCCCTGAAACGGCAGGTATCCGTATCGGACAATCCGGTTATTGTTCAGGCACAACACGCCATACAGGCACGGTTCACCGTTAACGGTAATATTGATATACATCCCCGTAGTACGCTGATTCAGGCGAATGATGCAGACCTGAGCACCCAGTGTCACCGTAAACTGCTGGGCTTTGACGGGAGATAAAACAATTTCCAGCATCAGGTGATCCCCCTGTTCGTGACGCTCCGTCTGTCAGCGTCTGACGGTTGTGTCACCGACGCCGTAACTGGCTGAGTTTTAACCGATGCTGCCCCTTTTGCTTTATCGTTGTCCGTGGGAGACTGGTTATCCGTACTTCCCACTGACACCTCTCCTGTATTCATTACCGCCTGGAATACTGCGCTGACCGTCAGTAATGTCGGTCCATTATTACTTCGCGTTCGGTAGTCGTATTTCACCAGGTCGTAGGATGTCCATGTCTTGTCCGGCGTCTCAATATCGTAAAATCCTGCTGTGGTACGCATCATTTCAAGCGTTTCCAGCACATTCGATCGCGAGGTGGTGGAAAAATTTGTCAGGTTCGGGACGGCCCCGGAAAACGCCGTCCACCCCTCTACAGTGAAAGTCACATGCAGCTCCGGCGGTCGCTGGATTTTATTAAAGGTGGTATAGGCTCCCTGTTCGACGGGGGCGGTGGAAACAGAAGCCTCCGCTCCCACCTCAACGACAACAAAAGAATCCGGGGAGAAAGGCCTCCCGCCCTTCAGGTGAACACCAGCCGGATCATTCCATGCGTAATAAATACCGAATGACGGTGCCAGTACACTGTTAATGAGTCCCAGGACACCGCCGCCACGAACGGCACTCAGTACGTTACTTTCATTGAGCGAAAAGTTATTCAGGGAAAGATTATCGAAAGAGAAACTCATCCTGTTACCCCGCTGGAATAAACTGAAACAAGCGCCGAATTCCTGATACGCCTACGCGCATCATCGGTAATGCCCTTCACATTGTCCGAGGTTGTAGTGACATTCAGCGTCCCGATATGCGTGGTTTCCGTTACGGTGGACTGAGATACAGGCGCCGGATGACGCGAGTGTACGGCCATTGCCGCCCCCGGATGGGGCAGATTCGCCAGAACGCGGGGAATATAGTTACGGGTCTCCTCCGGAGCAGCAGCCAGCCCCTTACGCTGAACATTTCCCTCACCCCAGTTGTATGCCGCCAGAGCCTTAGCCAGATCGCCATGAAAAAACCGCAGCAGGCCACCAAGTTTTCTCGCGGCGGCATCAGCGGATTTTGCAGGATCAAAGACATCGTTTCCCCTCAGACCAAATTCCTTAGCCGTCTGCGGCATGAACTGAAACAGTCCCATCGCACCAGCGCGTGAGACGGCAAACTGATTACCACCGGATTCGGTGATCGCAACACTGCGCAGCAGTCCGGTCGGCAGGTTATATTTTGCCTCCAGTTGGGACAGTTTCGGTTGCAGCCAGCCTAACAGAGCCTCCCCGGCCTTCGTCGGACGCGGGCGGTTTTGCATGGCATTACCGAGTTTTTCCTGCGTCGCACGCATACCCTGTAGCCAGGATACCCCGGAGGCTGCTCCCCTCCCGGTTGCCAGAGAAGCCTGAGTATCCAGCATTCCCTGCTGCCATACTGTAGGTGATTGTGCATGGGTGATGTTGCCAGGCTTTTCTCCGGCATCCAGTTTTGCCTGGTATTTCTCCATCTCTTTCTTATTGAAAAAGAAAGTCCCGTCTGAAGCCCAGAAAAAACCATGCGAATCCAGCCAGTCCTTATTCTTCCTGCCAACGATGGATGTCATTAACCCGTCAACAACCGGGTAAAGCGCCGTTATCGCAAAAAGAAGGCCGCCGGGACCGTTGAGGGCCTTAGTCAGCCCCAGTACCCATGACGCCACTTTCAGCCCGATCAGCGTAATAATGACATTCTGCCAGCCCCCTATTTCTCCGGCAGCCTTATTCACCCAGGAGGCCACTGACTCAACTTTATTCAGAAATGTGGTGATAAAATTGTTCACTTCCTCCGGATGTTGCTGCATCCAGTCACCGAGTTTCTCCAGCCATTTGCTGAATTCCGTGGCATACGGCATCAGTGCCGTACCTATAGTCAGACCAATTGTTGTCCATACCTGGTCCAGTTCTGCAAGGGCTTCCCGCAATTTGCGGGCTTTCCGGATTTTATCGTCGGAGACCTGCGAACGGGATGTAAAGTCATCCACATTCTGAAGAGCATGGCCTGAGCCAAGAAATTGCTGCCCGGCATAACTGAACCCCAGCGCATTACCGTAGGCTGTCTGTTCTGACTTTGTCAGTCGCGGAAAGGCAGACGCCAGCTTGCGCATGATGACTTCGGTACTGTCGGTATTTAAATCAACACTGACACCCGCACGGGCTGCAACCTGAAACAAATCCTGCAACACAGGATCAAAGGACTTTCCGGCTTTGAACGCGGCTTTTGCATCCGTAATCCGGGAAAACGCCCCGGTGAGCTCGCCAGCGTCAGCACCATTCGCCTGCCCTGCGCGTATCCAGCCGTCCAGATGTTTCGCTTTCATGCCAAAGGCATCGGAGGAAATTGACAGCCGGTTAAGATCACCGGCAAACCCCGTGACCAGGCTTTTAATTCCCCCCAGTGTCAGGGTGACGCCTGCCAGCGCCAGTATCTGAGTACGTATGCCGGAAAAAAACGTTGATGCCCGTTTACCTGCTGCCTCCATTCTCTTGGCGGTTTTTTCGGCCTTTTTTCCGGTATTCGCGATGGCATCACCGGTTCGCTTCCCCGCCTGTTCCATACCCGCGGCAGTTTTATCAGCGTCAGAGCCTGTTTTCTTCAGGGCCTTACCCGTGCGCTCACCGGCGGCTTCCGTCTCACGTGCAGCTTTATCCGCATCACTGCCTGTTTTCGCCAGGGCATTACTGGCCTGTTTTTGCCCCAGTTCGAAAACATCCGCCACCCGCTCCATTGCGGCGGTCAGTCGGTCCAGTGCAGCGTGCGCAGCCTGTTCCCCGGCGGTAAAGTCCTTACTTTCTATATCCAGTGCCAGAACCAGCTCATCAAGTACCGCTGCCATTCTGTGTCTCCTGCATCACACGTTCGTTATGGGCGTCCACCTGAATAATCTCAAGCAGATCCCATAAGTCCTGCACACCAAGTACGGAATCCAGTTCGGCTTTTGAAGCCTTACCGGAGGAGATAACGGTCGCAATGGTGCGGGGAACGTTAACGTAATCCACCACCCCGAACGGTCTGTCGGGGCCGAGATAACGCGGGGGAATATCTAGCTGGCGGCGGGACTGAAAAAATCCACATGCAGTCTGAATACCTCCGCACGTAAATTAAGCCTGGTGGTGATTTCCTCTATATCGTCTTCAATAAGAGGTCGCCGTATACCACGATTTTTCGGATCGGGAACAAACTGTATACATTCCATCATTTCATCCAGCAGTGGACGGGCTTCTTCCGGCGGGATTTTTGACAACGCTTTCAGCCCTTCCAGCGCCAGCGCGGCCATCCCCATACTGCGAACATCATCCGGTAACTCCACGCCGCCACGCCCCATCGCCATAATGGCGCGCATCGCCCACCATTCCGCCTGCGAGGCAGACATTTCGGTAAGGTGAAATACCTTGCCGTTATCCCGCCCCTGACCATCAATAGTGATAAATTTCTCTTTACGGGCCATCAGTTAAAAACCTCCGGAGTGATAGTTTCCCACTCGATAACCGCCTGTCCTGGCTGCAATGTACGCGCCGCGTCAGGCAGCGCTTTCCATTGTTTGAGTACGCCATTTACGCAGGTATATTTACAGCCTATCGCCGGAAGCAGCACGACAGCATTACAACGGAATACAGCCCGGCTGGTCCGGGATGTGGTTGACCAGGTATCAAAAATATCCCGGCTGGGTGAGTCCGGCATGATATGAAACGTCTGGATAATGTTACTGTACACAAATCCCGCAGACAGTTTACCGTCAATACCACGGACGGTTTCCGCCAGTACCAGCGGATCGGTGCCATAAACGTTATCTGCTGCAAATCCCTGAAGTTGTACGCCGGAGGGATACAGGTTATTCACTGTCAGCGTGATAATGGCATCCGCCGCAGTGATGGTGTTGTTGTTACCTGACATTTACTGGACCTCCGTGGATGCAATAACAAGTTTCTGGATACTGCCGCCGTCACAGTACCAGAGCGTACAGGACGGGCTGCTACGGGTTGCCCGCAGAGAGGGAAGCATATCGCCGATATACAGGTAGTAGCCGGTGGCAAACAACGTTGAAGAAACATCCTCCCCCACAACATTGTTGATCTGCTTCTTCTGCGCCTCCGTCAGTGTCACCCCCTCACGGACACCACCCCAGCGTTTGTACTGCTGGATAACGTCACTCATTGATGCCGCAACCAGCGCCCGCCCTTCATTGTTGTAGGGGATAGTCTGGTTTGACTTGAATAACGAGATCACAGCTCCCTGCAAATTGGCATTCAGCCAGATTTGCCCGCAGAAGCTGTCCAGCCATTTAAAATCGCCGGTAATGGTGCCATCCGCCCAGTAATCTTCCACCACACTGTTTTCCGCATATTTCCCATAGAAGTTGTAACCTGCGGCTATCAGTGCATCGTAATCGCTGCCACTGGTAACATCAGCGGCCAGACCTTCATACTCGCGGAACTTGAACGGCACGCGCCCCTCCGGCCGGACAAAATCAAGGCACGCCGCATACCCCAGTACCGCAGCCGCCCGGTTACCATCAGACGCGAAAACCGGTACAACAGCACTGTAGTTATTGACGGTGATTATCTGGTATGCGATATGACTGGTATCCCCTTTTACTTTGGCCTTACCACTGGTTGTCCATGCCACATAAAAGTAACGCTTGCCCTGCCCGTTTGCCCAGGCAGAAAACGCCAGGTGTTGCTCGTCAGTGACTTCAGATACTGTGGAAAACCCCGCCCATTGCTGGGAAGCGTCCTTAATGGCTGCCATCGTGTCAGGTACATCAGATACGGGCGCGCCCCGGGATATCACCGCGCCCGTATTACTGGTCATCTTCAGGGGTTCCGCAGCCGATCCACTGCCGAACGTTATCGTGGTGCTCTCCGGTTTCGCCCCGGCGGTAGTAATGACGAAAGCATTCTGTGTGGTATCGAATACCACTGTTGCCACCGCCGCGGTCAGCGCTGTCTGTAGTGCCGTTGCAGCAGCAGCGAAGCTGGTGACACCGTTAAAATTCACCTCAGCGCTGGCGCTTTTCCCGTTAATACTCAGCGTCAGCGTACCGGAAAGTTTTTGTAGCTGTTCAATAGTCACGCCCTTAAACGAACCACTACGTAACCAGGCCGCCGATGCGGCAAGATTGAAACGGGAAAACAACAATTGTCCCGGCGTTTTAGTGGCATTTTTGAAGCCCTGAAAATAAAGCTGCGCGCGTGCGTACTCATCGGATAATGCACCAAAATACGCGGCCACATCATCCGGGGAGGAAAACGGAACCGCACCGCCGACCGGGAGTAGTGGATTTCCGGTCAGCAACAGGCCATTAAGATCGACGGCATTACCCGCCACAGCCAGCACACCGGGATTTATCTGTACATCTTTACTGAGTGGGATTGGCATTATCAGCCTCCGTTGTCCGGGTGATCACGTTGTCAAAAAACATCAGGGGTGTTGTGACCACAGGGTTAATCTGCATCTGAATATCAAGCGTCCGGCGCGGTTCATACTGCTGCTGGCCGTTGACGAACGTGGTATTAAGGGGATCTGAGCAATACAGCGGGGAAATCAGCCCACCAGTCTGCCGGAAAAGCTGCACGGAAAATTCAGACCGGAAAAGCGTTGCCAGCGCCTGCGCGTTATCCGCCGCATGAGGCCCGTAGAAATCAAGCTGGCAACGCCATTTTGTGGTACGGGTGATATGCTGAGAGCCTTCACCGGCCTGTTCCGGCGCAGAGTATGTCACTACCGCAGTGGATAATCCGGTAACATCAATACCTGTCATGGTGATGAAGTCCCCCTGAGGCATCGGGACCCGGTTCTGTTGTGTTCGTTCAATCCCGGCATCAGAAAAAAGCCCCCGGAGATAATCACCGAGGGCCTGATAAAGATCGCTTTCCGTAACGGAGAGAGTCACACCTGAAGACATACAATAACCCTCGTCCAGTCCGGCCAGATTTCCGGTACCTCAACCACCAGCCACGTTTCATCGCCAATGACAAATTTATCGCCACCCTGTTGCCGGGTACGGTTAAGCCCGCACCAGTTACCGTCGGTATACAGTGTGGCGAAAACACCCTGCTGGTTCAGATTGTCGAGATGACGTAAATCCGCATGGGTGACGGCCTGTTTTTGTACCCTGACGGGAACCGGATCTTCATACTCAGGCACGCGGGAATAATCCGCCTGCTGTGTACTCCCGCGCGAGCGATAAACCAACGCGTCCGTATAAGGATTTACCCGGCGTACCGCGCCGGAAACAATACCGTGGAGGTTCATTTTTTGCCCCCGTCAACAGAATAATCGACACTGTTCATCATATGACCGGTTTCAATAAGCGGGTTGTTAAAGCCCTTTTGCCGGACAGTGGATGCGGCGTTGGGCGGCCTTTTCCAGTCGCGAATAAACATCTGCAACTGCCCTTTGATATGCTCCCCCATGTACACCAGCGCGGTCGCGGTATCAAAATCATTCGCCCGTAAAAGCGTCGCCATTTTTTCGCCCCATTCGGGGCTTTTATACTCGATCATCTTACGGAAAAACGGACGGGGTGGAATGGTGACTGTGTGCTCAGGAATAACCACATCCTGAGCAAAATTACCCTTACCGGCTTTGACAAAGCGGTGCCCGATTTCTCCCGTTTTTTCGTTATAGCGAAAGTGAAGCGTCTGCTCGCGAGCGGGTATAATCGCACTACCGCCAAACTCGTTAATGGCGGCGATATACGCCACCGGCGTACCGTCGGGGTAGGTTGCCCCTTCAAGAAAACCCACTTTGAGGCTTTTGCCCGATTTAAGGTTATCTGCGGCCTGTTTCAGCTTCTGCCGGAACTGTCTGCCGCCCGTAACTTTGTTTACCATCGACGCCCCCTTCCGTATCTCCGGTAATAATGCCCCGGATAACGCGAAGGTGAACCGCCCGGTACATACTCCATTGAACGGTACGGCGCCGTCGCCTGCCAGTAATCAGCGCCGTAAGGTGTCTGGAGATACCACCACGACGCATCGTTACTGCCGCTATTGTCCACGGAAACGGAAACTGAACCCTGCGACGCACTGGTGATACGTCCCACCAGTCCGGCCTGTCCATCTTTCCCGCTCCCCAGTCCCCGCAACGAGCACAGATGCGCAACCAGCAGGAACAAAAGCTGTTCCCGCTCGTTCAGGTCGGTAACCGGACTGTCGTCCGTATTATCCAGGTATAACGTGGTCGCTTTACCAAACATGGCGGCTGCGGAAACCTGACCAACAGCGGAAAACTCCGGGTAAAGGGCCGAAAATGCCTGCCAGTCAAACGTTACCGTACCCATACCGTTTTACTCCTGAGGTTTGTCCATCACTTCATCATCGCGGTTAATGCCCGGAGCCGGATTTTTCTGCGGCAGCGGTTCAAGGCCGGATTTCACGGTTTCCTGCTCCGTAGCCTGCGCGGCAGCGCTGTTCGCCTTGTCCTGCGCAAAAATAACGCCGTTTTTCACATATGGTTGCTGGCCGTGCTCCGCCAGCCAGGCTTCCCAGAACGCCTTTTCAACCTGCGTCAGGCCATAACCTCCAACGATTTTAACGGCGTTATTCCGCCAGCCTGCTACCTGTACCCGCTCCGGTCCCACTTCCAGCACCAGACCATTCGGCAATTTGCAGCCCACTGTTACCATTTCAGCCATGACTCACACCCCCAGCATTTGTGCATACGCCAGCGGCTGGCGAATAATCGTCCCCCAGGTACCGGCAGATTTTTTTTGTTTCCAGGCAGATGATTCAGTCACTACCGCATGGGCGCGCATTTTTTCAGTGAAAGAGCAATAGCCTGTATCCTGTTCCCCCAGACGCTCCGCGATAAGCTGTACCAGCTCGCCAGCGTCAGAGGTGTATTCCACCGCCGTTTCAATGGACATCGCCGGGAAGTTTTTCGCCAGCAGATCGGACACGTTAACCTTGTACTGGTTAGTCTTGGTGAGGTTCACCTCCGCCAGCGGCGACATGCACAGCTTCATTTTGTCGGTACGCTCAATATGGCCGTTAGTCTGTTTCACCAGTTGTTTAAAGAGCTTCACGACATCGTCATACACGCCCTGTCCGTCCTTGTCGTCCCACTTGAGCTTACCGTCCACGGTATCCGGGGTTATCGGTGCGGATAACGACGGGTCATTCAGCAAACCGTAGTTCGCCAGTCCGGCAATACCATAGAAGTAGGACTTATTCTGGAACTTATTCAGCGTCAGTGCCGATGCCACGTTCAGCTCTGCCGCCCAGCCAATACGGGCTGCGCCGTACATATCCAGCTCTCGCTCGCCCCAGCGGGTAAACGTCTGGAAGTGATAGCTCTGACGCGGTACCCAGTTGACGTTAGACGTCACAATACCGTTGTTGCTGTAATCCCCGTAGGAACTCACCTCCCCGGCAGATTCTACAATCGGGAACTGTGCCGACAGTGTCGTCCAGTCACCTTTTTTGGTTTCGCCCAGAATCTGAGAGGCTTTCATCGGCGTCACCAGCACGCGGATCAGTTCTGGCTCAACGTAATTGGTGAAATATGCAGGGATACCACTGTTAGCCGCGGTAACCAGTGCAGGCTGCGCGTCCATCGCCAGTCCGTAATCGGCGGCGTATTCCGGGGGCAAATAAGCCTGCGCACCGGGAAGGATAATCCCGTAGTCGCGGCTTACCGTCGCATAATGCTGTTTAAATTTATTCATCATTTGCTCCAGGTGCTGATCTTAATAACTTCTTTCGCCGCCGCAGCGCTGGCAACGGAAAACCCGGTTTCGACAAAACCCGCCATCGTGGCGCCTGCCGCCCCTGTGGCTATCTCCCCGGTGGTCAGAGAGGCAAAAACTTTCTGCCCGACCGTCGCAGCGGTGGTGGTCAGCGCCCAGAAGTCCCCCGATACCATCAGGGTACATTCACGTCCCGGGTAAATAGTGTTCGAGTCGCCAGCCAGCCATTCCACAACAGAAGCCTGCCCGTCGCGCGGAACAAAACCCGACGGCGCACCGGTTCCCTCATTGGCGGCAACGCCTTTGGTTACCCAGGCAAACCGGGCAATAACCAGTCCGTCAGGGCCGGTAATCAGCGCGCCTTCTCCCGCCACATACGAGGCGCGAGGGTTATCACTGGCAAATGCCCCCGGAATCCCCGGTGCCGGGTACTGGTTCATGTGTGTCTGAAAAGTATTCATATCAGTAACCTCGTTTCAGTTTTGCACCGGGGAAATCTGCTGCAAACGTCGATGCGCTGGCCTGGTCCATCGCCACGCGTGGACTTTTGGCCGTCTGTTTCTGCTCAACGGCAAACTTCACCATGCTGCGGTACGCGCTGGGGTGAATGCCCTGGATATCGATCCCCGTCTGCTCCAGCGCAGTACGGTAAACCTCTTCGGCGCAGTCCATCGCCACCACATCGCCAATCAGCGGTCGCACTTCGGTTTCAGCCACACGAACGGCGCGAAAATTTTCAGCAGCCCGTTTCGTTGCCTGGTCAGTTGCCAGCCTGATTGCCGCATCCATCGCGGGTTTATCGACTTTCACATCGTCGGGTTTCACATCAGCCTCTTTTATTTCGGAGTCTTCGTCAGTTGCCGGAGCCAGTGCGGATTTAATTTTTTCCAGCACATCATCAGGAACCTTGCCGGACAGCAACGCCAGTACACTTTCCATCGGGCTGTCGGTATCAAATGCCTTCGGCTCGTCAGTTAACCCGGTATCATCGTCCCCGGCCAGCTCCGGCACGGCTTCTGCTGATTCCATCAGTTGCGCCAGCTCCGCCGGTTCAATATCCATATCCTGTGCCAGCCGTTCGCTGTAGGCAGTTTTTACCGCGCTGGCGATAGCTGCCGGGCGCTTATGCTGCGCCATCAGGCGTAACAAATCCTTAGGAGCCGCATCCTGTGCCAGACGCGGCGCAAGATAGGTTCCCAGCGCGGTAAGCACCGCCACTTCTTTTTTACTCAGTTTCATGCGTTTTAGCTCCTGAGGGAGAGAGTCCATAACAAGACAGTCCGGCCCCGCCCGGCCATCGCCGACCAGCGCCACATGATTTCCCACGATATTCCGCATAACACCGTCATACGGTTCACCGTCGGGGGTGATTCCCGGCGTCATATCTGCCACATAGGCATATGACGATGAGATTTCCCGTTGTTCATCCGTTTCTATCCCCGCGATGGCGGAGTTGTCCCAGATGGACATGCCGTTAATCAGATAGGTACCGTCAAACTCGCCGTTGGCGTGGGTCGTACCCACCCGGTACTCGCGCGCGGGCGCCCCCGGATAATCGGGTTTGTGTCGGCACAGAACGGGAATATTGTTGAAGGTTGAAACTGCCTTGCGCAGTTCATCGGGGTCACGGTAAAGCTGATAAAGTTTTTGAGGGTCGAGTCCCAGCGCTTCCGCCCCCGGTATTTCATGCCCGAAATAACCGCAGACGTTCGCCTTGCTGAGATTACTTCGCTCAATCTGGAGACGACCCACTTTATCGAACTGCCTTACCGATGCCCGGTCAAACGCCAGCATTTCGGTAATAATCATCTTTTCTCCAGTCCGGGAATAACGGCCTCCCAGCCGCACTTGCAGTTGATTTCTTCGCCCGGCAGTACCCACTTACCATCCAGAAACATCCCCTTTCGCAGATCAAACCGTTTACCGTTCGCCTTCACATGCGACGGGCGCCATGTTTTACCCGCGCGGGAATGCCGCCAGATACCTTCAGTGATGCCCACCGAGCGTTGTCTGGCCGACTGCATTACCGAGGTCGCTTTATTGTTCTGGTCGCGGGCAATCAGCGCCGCGCGCCGTCGTGTGATGTCGTAGCGTTTTTCCAGTTCATCGGTCAGAGTTTTCAGGTCACGCCCCCGGCCAACAGACTGCATGACCAGTGTTTCCACCTGGGTGAGATGTTGCTGCGGGATGGAGCGAATGAGGTTCACATTCTCCGTGATGCTGGCCTGAAGTGCGGTGTTCATCTCCGCTGTCATACGGAAAGGAACCGTAAACCCGGCATCACGGAGCGCAGTGGACAGTGACGCATCGCTGTTTTTCAGAACATCACCGGCAAACCGCCTCGCCAGCCGCAGGGCCATTTCGTCAAACTTTTTCTGCCAGCGCCTGGCAAGTTGTTGCATGGCTCCACGCATCAGGTTAACGGGGGACGCATCCTGCGCGAGGTCTGTTTTACGGTACTCAGCCCGCAGCCAGTAAAGCACGCTGTTGTGCATCTCACTGACGGCATTATCCAGTTGTCTGCGGTACCAGGCCTCAATCCCCGCGTTGGGTGAAATCCGTCTCAGGGTCTGCGTTCGGGTCTTGCGGCGGATTTTCTTCGGTGTCGACAATTTCGATTTCTCCGCTCAGGTCAATACCGCTGTACGGGCTGTCCGGTGCAGTAGCCAGCCGTTCGCGTACCTCGTTATTGGTCACCGCTCCGGCGCTCTCGTAAATCTGATCTGTTTCCGCTTCAGTTTTACGGATATTCGCCAGTTGCTCGCGCGTCAGTTCATGCAGGGGTTCAAATTCAAAAGTGATATCAGGATCGATATCGCCGAACTCAGACAACTGAATAATATCCAGTACCTTTTTCAGCGGTTTCTTCAGAAGGCGAGTGGCAAGTGCAGCGATGGTGTCGTAAAACACACGGATTTCACCCTCACTCGACGCGTTCAGTCCCGTAGGACTCAGCCCGGCGAACTTTACTGACGGTATGGCACTGACAAAGAACATGTGTTCCTGTGCCTGCGCCTGAAGGGTGTCGAGGCCGCTCAGAGGGGTGTTGAACTGGAAAAACTCTTCTTTCTGCTTGTCCAGCATCAACAACCCGCGGTTATCACGGGTACGGTTAAACAGCTCCGCGCGTTTTGCGTAATTCGGGTCCCTTTTCCCCGTTAACGCCTGGCTCATGTCCGTCATGATCCCGCTCAGCGAAAACGAATGCAGCATATCGCCCACGCTGTCGCGTGTACGCAGCCAGTTGTTGACGTAAGGTTCGGCAATCTGAACCAGTGACAGGCCGCCAAAGTTATAGGCCGGCTTCAGCATGTCCGGAACCGGGCGGGAAATCAGATCAATCATGCGGCTGGCGTGAACCGTTTTTCCCATTACGTACCATTCGGACGGACGGTAAAAATCATCACTCAGCGGATTATCCGCGTTATACATACCCGGATACGTCCAGACGGGTTCAATAACACGAAGCCCTAGCAGAGAACCTTTCGGGATTTTTTTGTCTGAAATAAACAGCCAGGACTCCAGCTCCGCCGGGTCAGTCCAGGCCGACATACCCGATGGCGAACGCACATCGATATAAATTTGCCCCCGCCCGAAAAAGCCGTCGTGCTCAACCGCCAGTCTGAAGGCATCCCGTACGTTATAGCGCTCCAGTGCATCAGTAAGCTGCGCTATGCGCGGCGCGCGGCTGTCGTCCCCTTCCCCGACCGCCTTAACCTTTATCCATTTGCGGGTCATCTCCTCGGCAATCACACTGACCATGCGCCGGTACTCTGGTAACTGCGCCTGAAGTGCCAGATACGGATAGCCCGGAAATCCTCCGTACACAAAATCAGGACACTGGCTGTTCAGTGTATCGTAGGGAGTAGAATCCATTGCCAGTACAGCATTGCGTATGTCTTCGGGAATGACTCCCGGCGGTGGCTCATAGCGAACAAATTCACGCTGCGGTTTTTGTCCGGCCTCAGCAACCACCTCATCGCTGATCGTCATCGGATGTGGTTCAGGCGGACTTTCTGGCGGTGTCACCGTTTTTTTACGTTTTAAAAGCCACATCAAATCCACTCCATAAAATCATCAGAAATTACGACGGGCATTTCCATCGGGGCATAAGCAATCATCACTGAGTCTGCCAGGTTAGGAGATTTCGTCCCGTCAGGTTGCTTATCAACAAGAATTTTTCCGACGGCATTTTTCGACCAGGTGGGTTGTGACAGCTCCATCAAAAGCCTGTCTTTATTTTCCATCGTGCTGCTGATGGAAATAATCTCATCCGGGTCATACTCCATGCCCTTTAGCGCACGAAATGTATTGCGGAATAATTTGCGAAGATGCCACCAGCCCTGAGCTTTGGCATTGGCGAAAAAGTCCTTATTCAGACGTGACGGTTTGCCGTTATCACCGGGAACAGCTTCATTTTCAGGATAAAAAACGCTACCACTCCCCCGGAATGGTGTGGCAGTAATTTGATCTGTACCCTCAGCTTCCCGTAGTTCGTTGATAGCGCGTGCATCACCACGAACGCCAGCGCCTAACCCGTCCTCGTCAAAGCGGAACTCATCGGCACCAAAGTCATCGCACAGGCCGAAGACCTTAACCACGGAGTCATAGATGTCACTACCCTTACCCGACCATTCCTGGACATCACTCAACAGGAAGCCGTAACGAAGGGAACAGGCGTTTTTATCCCGCCCCTCGTCGGCGACATCCATTGCACCGAGCCGTTGACCGCTGGGCTGAATCCCCAGTTTGATATGTGCGTCAACCGCAGCCTGTACCCATTCTGATGGGATCAGGATACCCTCTGCCGATGCCTGGTAATTAAGATCCAGCTCCTGGGCAACGATGATCGGGTTATCAATTTTCTCGCACTCCTTGTAGTACCACTCATCGTCTTTACGCGGGTCACTACGCCAGTGAAACGTAAACACAGGGATTTTTCCGCTGTGCCGCTTCTGCGCGAAGGGGTTGTTCATGCCGTTAACCGATGAGAGATCGATACGGCAACGAGTTGTCTGGGAAAGTGCGGCATCAATAAGTAATGGTCGCTGGAGAAAAGCAGCCTCATCCACAAAATAAAGGGTCGTACGGTCGCCACGACCGATATTGTCGCCAGCCTCTCCTTTAATTACCGCGCCTGTGTCAGGAAACTCCACACTCATAAAACGTGAATGCTTTCTCTCGTCCCAGCCACCCCGAAACTCAGCAGGAAGAGTTGCTATAAATTTGCGTACTTTCCAGAACAGCGCTTTTGGATCAACCGTGCTGTCGACATACTCCTCTTTACGGGAACCAAACCCTATAACCATTTCACGGTTAAACAGACATAACGCACTGGCCAGACCGACAGATGTCCAGCTCAACCCCATTTCGCGGCTTTTTTCAGTCAGACCATTCTCATGGTTACGCGAGCGTTCCATAATCCAGTCGATCCATTCCTCCTGCCGTGGAAACAGCAAAAAAGGGATGGTGACCGGAAGACCATAATCGAGATTGCGCGGGTCAGTAGTCATGCCCCAGTCGATGATGAACTGCGCCGGGTTTGTACGGTAAAACTGCCTGAGAGCAGGGAGAGTTTCGGGAGCCTTCCTGATACGTTGCAGACGCTCCATTCGCCATTCGAAAACCTGAACATAATCAGGATGTTTAAAGTCAAAGGGGAATGGTAAAGGCATAATCAACTCATCATTTTTTTGTACAATTCCGCTGCCTGATCAGTTGTCAGATCAGTATTTTTTCCTGGTAGAGGCGTTTCTTCTGGTTCGACAGTACCTATGCTCCATGCTTCTCTCTCCAGGCCGATCAACGTTTTCAGGCTGTCGCTCAGGTCTTTCAGAGATTTCACACGGGAAGGCAGACTGATGACTTTTTGATAAGTTTCGTTGAGCCGGTAACGGCCTTTATCGTCAGGAGCGAACATGATGTCACCCAGTTGCTCCAGCGCCCCCACATCAGCACACTGCGCACCAAGTTCATCAAAAAGCGTGTTTGTGAGTTCCCGGGCCCGGCGAATATCGCCCCGGTGATCCATGCGTACCGAGGCTATTACCTCCGCTGTGGCTTCTATCAGTACGCGTTCTGTAAGTTCAGCTTTGGTGCGTACCGTTTTGCGTACTTCCTGTTTGCGTACCAGATCGTCAGCCTTTTGCTGAATCCTGGCGTTAAGATCACGGGACCAGTCATCACGCTTTGCGCGCTTACGGATAGCACCTTCACTAATACCATGATGTGACGCAATTTCACGGAGGGACATCACTCCGGCCCGGTATGCCGTCTCGATGGCCTCCCAGTCCGGTTTTGCCATGATTATGTTCCCTGTGATTAACCATTATCGCAGCCCCTCACTGAAGGGCTGCTGTAATGCCGATTACACCTGGTGCGTAACCGTATTATCAGCATCACTACCGAGAATATCGGTCAACGCGGTATCGACAGCGGCGTCAATCTGCTGATCCAGTGTGGAATTAATCTGCGTTTTAACCGCGGTGGTTACCGTGTCTGAACGCAGGGCGTTTTTCACCATATCGTCGGTATGGATGAGGCTTTTCAGCCACTGGGTTATTTTCATGAGGTGTACCAGTTTTTAGCGTCTGGTTACGTTTTTGGTATGTACGGAAACCAGCTCCCGCCAGTACGATAAAAACGCGATGCAGTAGTACGCAAACCCAGAGACATTGTCATTTTTATGCATTTCTGAAACTCCCCCGCAGGTAAGTTCCTTTTCCCTCCTGCGGGGATTTTTTTATCTGCACTGCGTCCGGATGTACTCCTGCAAATACTTCAGTTTTTCCTGGTCGCTGATAATTCCGGCGCGGATATCGAAAACGTTTTGTCCAGTACCTGGAGAGAGTTCGACGGTGGCAGCATCGCCCACGCCGCCGGGGCTGGCGGATGTGGTACTGGCTGGCACTGTACAACGTCCTTTGACGCGCACCCGACCACCAGCAGCAAGGCGGCGCTGCAAAGCATCATTCTCAGCTTTCGCATCGGCTAATTCCTTCGTGTATTTTGCATCGAGGGCGGCAACGTCACGCTGGCGCTTCGTCATGTCAGTAATTGTCGCGTTCGCCAGCGCCAGCTTATGAGTAACGGTGTCGCGCTGCTCTTTGTACTTCACCGCGTTACCGTGGTAGTGGTCAGTGGCCCATGCCAGCGCTGCGATCACTATCAGCAACGAGACTATTACGCCGGTGGTTATACGATTCATGTCACCACCAACGGATTTGTCCTATCAGATAGCCAATAGCGGCGACAAACAGTACCAGCCAGATCAGGATAAATTTCCAGTTTGGTAATTGCTCAATCATTAGTCGCAACTCCCTAATCAGTTTGCTAATATCAATCACAGGTTCTCCCTTGCCTTCATCAAGGTGCAGAAACAGAAAACCCCGACTGTTTGCAGCAATCGGGGTTTTCGCTTTTATATCCTTCGTAAATCAGAAATCGGCAGATTTTGTGTTATCCGCCCCTGTGGCGCCATGTCATTTTTTGGTGAATTATTCCGCTGACAACAATTTATTGTTCAATACCCCAGCACGCCAGCGCCGATTCCTGGTCGCGTCGTATCACCTGGCCGTAACACTGATTTTCCCTGTTGTGGCAGTCTTTGCCGCCGTCATATACCCAACGGCGGATTTCTGCACACGCTCCTTTACGATCTCCTGCGTTGAGCTTCCGGTAAAACGTGGACGGAAAACATTTACCGGGACCGATGTTATACGGACAGAACGACGCAATACCGGTTTTCTGCGGTTCGGTCAGCGGTATATGAACATGTTTATTTACCCATGCCAGCGCTTTATCCCGCTCGATGGCGTTGTAATGGTCGCACTGGCTTTGTGTCAGTCGCTGGCCTTTCACAACGGGTTTACCATCGATACGGGTCACGCCACGGCATACTGACCAGACGCCGCCGTTATCACGAACGGCCACCAGCGTATTTCCTTCCCGCTCCTGTAAAAACTGGTTGAGTAGCTGCGGTGCGCTGGCACCGGCGGCAATCAGCGCCAGCATGGCGGCGGAAAGACCGTATTTAACTCTTGTCCTGAGCGCCATTACTGCTCTCCGGCATTTCAGATACCGCCAGCATCTTTAACGTGCTGTCATGGTCGTTTTTTTCCAGAATCCGGGCGATTAGCCTGTTACGCTCTTCCATCGCGGCAGCCTGCCTTGCCTGAGCCTGCTCTGATTTCTTTTTGTAATGCTTATTAACCAGAAACGTACCAATACCCAGAACAATACCTATCAGCGCGCCATAGTCGTTTAACGTCCACTGGGCGCATATGCCGCTGATTAATGCCCAGATGTAGGCCAGCCATGTTGTATGTTTATCCATTGTCATAACTTCCCCTGTCCGGGAAATGGACTACCCGGATGTCGGGTAAGTGGAAATAAAAAGGGCCACGCAATAGCGCAGCCTGTGAATAAGTGCCAGATGACGTCTGGCGGTGTATACCCTGCATTTGATATTGTTAAATCGCCAAAAGTAACCACACCAAATATGGAGAATTAAATGAGCATAGTGCTTTATTCCGCCGACAGAAGAGGCCGGTACAACGCAAATGCATTAATGGATTTTTCTTCCATGCAGCCACCTGTAACTGACACCTACGCCATTGATAGCTTTATTGGCGCGAAATTTAACTTCAAAATCTCCGAGCATGGGCTGCGATATCTTTTCCCAAGGAGGGAACTTAATGGTGATGACCTTATGGAACTTATTGTTGAACTGGTACGCCAGATGCAATTTCCTGAGAAGCCATCACGATACCAGTCAATATTCGCTTGTAAATCAATAGAGGACGCAGATTCTTTTAGAAAAAATACCGAGAACAGGAAGGTCCGCAACCAATTTATAAAATTCTTATCAATGAGGATACCAATGTTCATCATGGCGATATGCGGTTACTTGACCTGAACGCATCATCAGATAATGCCGCAATGGTTTTCACGAAAGCAATATGGTACTGGTCTGGAATATCTTCCATGAATCCATTCTGGGAGTATATCGTCCCTCTTCCAATTCAAATTGGCAGCATGGTAGAAGAATAGCAAGCCTCTAATCAGGCGGGAGAGCAGGATATGTTCACGCCTGATATGTAGGACTCCAGATGAATATGAGGATCAAGAGATACCTCCCCGTTGCTAATTTTTTCAATGACGACCTTTAACTTTTCAATGACTTCCTCTTTATTTACCCCAGAAGTTGAAAAGACAAATCTTGTTCTGGGAGCCAATGCAGACGAAGTATTTACATTATGTGCGTGCTTACCAATTTTCATCATCATCTCCTTAAACCGCAGCAGGGCTCTTTTATGTGAAAGAATGCGGGAGCCGATCCCCGCTATGCGGCAGTGGTATACAGACAATCAGGGATATGATTTACGCAGCTAATATTTCAAGACGTCTTCCAAGCGCCGCCAGCGCGTTCTGTATCTAAGCTGGTGGCTGTAACGGCCCCGACAGCACTTCAGCTTCACCGTTATGGCAAATGTCATCTCCTCTGGTCAGATGCCAGACACCTACGATAACCTGCCCTGACTCCAGGTCATCTACAGTATCATTCGTGTAATACGCCACCTGTACAACACCTACATGCTGAATCCAGTAGTAGCCTTCTTTCATACCGTCCTCCCTCACTTTGAAAGAACAGTATAACTATCCTGTAAAAGTTTCCCGGAAAAAGAAGTAACAATCCCGCTTGGCTTCCGGTTTAAGCACTATGACGTAATAATCACTCTTAGCAGCATATTTAATTTTTTACGATTGTAAATGTTTGACTATTTATTACGGATAAAAATATTTTTAAATGATATAGCAACTGAAAAACCTCAAACGGTGACCTGGTGCCTTCTTTTTTTGGTACCCGGATGAGCCGGGGTACGTTAGTCCTGATGGTTATAATTTAACAGAAAATAATAATGAATAATGATAGCGTCCCCCTTGTTAACCTTAAAACCAGATATGCATCAGCAGGAGGTACTATGCGGGGGACCGGAGCTGTTATCCATTTTCGCCCACCGACAGATAGTAGTATGCCGTCCCCTGACCTCAGCGGGAGGTGGAACAGTATCAGAGACTGGTTCTCCCTGCCCGTTCAGGATGAGGCCGCACAGTGCTTTCGCGTTTTTTATCAGCCGGATGAAGCCACGTCTCCCTCCAACAGGTTAAAGAACTTTTTAAAACTGAAAGCACTGGCCTCTCCGGGACGTCAGGATAATTTCACCACAGAGCGGATACTCGGTACCGGTGAAACCATCTGCATGATTGCCTCCGGTAAAAACAGCGACTTCCCCCCCGTCACACTTCACCTGAGCGACCAGGAATGGCATATGACACAATCTCAGGAAGAGACGGCTGACTGCACAGTATTGCCGCTTAGCGCTGATAACCCGGCAGCGACTACCGCAGAAGAGAGCGCCGGAGCAAGCCGAAAAGGAAGCCGCATTACAAATACTCAGATTCAGGCATGGCGGGATCTGTCGCCGGAGGAGAAACGAGAGGCCGGTGGCTGGAAAACATGGGCGCAGTCCCAGAGAATATCCATCAGTGGAGCTAAACAATATCTGACAAATACA